GGTGGTGGAACATCAGCCACAAATTCAAATGGATTAAGTGGCGGTTCGGGTGGCGGCGCAGCTGCAAACGGTGCTTCAGCGGGAACAGGGACATCAGGTCAAGGCAATAATGGCGGAACAACGAATTCTGCTTATTATGACGCTGGTGGTGGTGGTGCAGGTGCAGTGGGTGGCAATGGTGTTGGCGGCACAACAACCCCAGGAAACGGTGGCGCAGGTTCTAGCAGTTATTCAACGTGGGCAACTGCAACTTCATCAGGCGTAAGCGGTGCTTATGCTGGCGGCGGCGGCGGTGCTTCAGATTCAACCAACATTGGTTCAGGCGGTTCAGGCGGCGGCGGTCGTGGTGGTTATTTTGGAAACGCAACAACAAATCAAGCGGTTGCAGGAACAACCAACACTGGTTCAGGCGGCGGCGGTTCGAATGGGTCAAATACACAATACGCAGGTGGCAATGGCGGTTCGGGCATTGTTATTGTGAGGTATGCAGCATGAGCCATTGGGCTGAATTAGATAAAAACAACATTGTTTTGCGTGTGACCGTAGGTGATAACAACGACCCAAATGGTGACGAAGGCTATCAATGGCTTGTTGATAATCTTGGCGGGACTTGGGTCAAAACTTCGTATAATGGCACAATTAGAAAAAATTTTGCTGGCATTGGTTTTACTTATGACGAAACACTTGACGCATTTATCCCACCTCAACCAATTGAAGGCAATTTTATTTTGAATGAGAACACGGCACAATGGGAAAGGGTAATTGAATGAGTTATCCGCAAGGTACGAATGCACGCTTGATCGAAGTTGCCGCAGCTGAAGTTGGCACAATTGAGGAAGGCGACAACCTTACAAAATACGGCAAATTTACTAAGGCAGACGGTTTGCCGTGGTGCGGTTCATTTGTCAATTGGTGTGCAGACCAGGCAGGTGTCAAATTGCATTCAGTCGTTTCAACGGCGCAAGGCGCACACCGATTCAAAGAAATGCAACGTTGGTCAGGTATGCCGCAATTGGGATACCTGGCATTCATGGATTTTCCACATGACGGCGTTGATCGCATTTCACACATTGGAATTGTTGTCGGACTTATCGATTCAAAGACTTGTTTGACGATCGAAGGCAACACCAGCGGGACAGGCGACCAACGCAACGGCGGCATGGTCATGTTGAAGGTTCGGTCATACGGTGAAGGCAAGGAAATTGTCGGTTTTGGCATTCCAAAGTTCGTACCGTATAAGGGAGAATTTCCAACAGTTGAAATGCCAAAGTCGGCAGCAAAACCAACAAAGGAGAAAAAATGGAACAAGCCAAAGCCCTAGCAGCGTCATGGGCGCGTTCATTTATGGCGGCAGCACTTGCCCTTTACATGGCGGGCGTGACTGACCCTAAGACCCTTGCAATGGCAGGTGCGGCAGCCGTTGCACCAGTTGTTTTGCGCTGGTTAAATCCAAACGACAAAGCCTTCGGTTCTACGGGGAAGTGAACCGACGATTCGCGGCGGCAGGGTTGGTTTGGGCACTTGCACTAATCCTGACCGCTTGCGGGTATCAAGGTTGGACACGTTATGAATGTCAAGAATTCGACAACTGGTCAAAAGCGCATTGCCAAAAACCGCAGTGTATCCCCACTGGAACATGCACTGACGACCTACTTGGAATTGAATCGAAACAGACCCGCACGCCGTAAGTCGCCCGAGGAAATTCACGCCCAACTGATTTTGATAATTGGTTCAACCCTTGCAGCGGTATTTTTGATCGTAACCCTGGGAATCACTTATGCGCTCATTTTTGTGACACAACCAGTCAGCGCGCAAGCACCCAACGACGCCGCATTTATTGACCTTTTGAAAACCCTAGCAATTTTCCTGACTGGTTCATTGGGTGGGGTACTTGCTGGCAATGGACTGAAATCAAAGCCAAAGCCCGGGGACACGCCGACAAACACGCAAGGTTCTTGACCGCGCGCCAATCATGCGTCACCCTGAGTTCAGGTGGTAGTCGTTACCGCCTGGAATCGGGAGAATTCAAAATGGTAGTTGATCTATTAGACCCACAGACATTGCAGCGTTTGGTGTTGCTAATCATTCTTATGGTGATTTCAGCAGCAGCAGGTTATGCAAAAGGGTTCAAAGAAGGTAAGCGCGAAGGAATGGCACGCCGTAAAGCAATGGTTCGTCACATGGCAAACAAGGCGGTGAAGTAATGGGATTCCTGGACAATTACGAAGCAAGCCGCGAAAGACTTGAACGCTGGTTGAAGACATACCCAACAGGCAGAATTGAAACACGCATTGTTGAATTCAGTGCTGAAAAGGGTTATGTCTTAGTTGAAGCAAAAGCGTTTCGAAATCAAGAAGACACACAACCAGCGGGCATTGATTATGCGTACGGATACCAGGGCGCATACCAACCCAACATGCGTCGTTGGTTTTGCGAAGATACGGTCACGAGCGCAATTATGCGCGTGCAGCAATTGGTTATGGGCGGCGCGGAACGTAGCACCAAAGAGATTATGGAACAGGTCGAAACAACACCCGCCAAAATCGCAAACACGGACACAACGTACGATTACTGGACAACCAAACACGGCGACGTGCCTAGTTACAAAACCGCAGGGGAAGCCGAACAATCTGGAATTCCTTCATTGGGTTCAAGCATGGACGAAATCGCAAAACAACTGGGCGGGCAGTTAGTCGAAGAAGCACCAAAATGCGTACACGGTCACCGCATTTGGGCAACAGGCAAGAAGAAAAACGGTGAAGACTGGGGCGCATACCGCTGCACCGAAAAGAATCGCAATGAGCAGTGCCAGCCAATTTGGTACGTTTTTGGGTCAAATGGTAAGTGGCGCGCACAATGACAAAACAACGACTTATTCAAATCATTGTGTGCGTCGAAGTCGTGCTGGTTGTTGCAATGTTGTGGGTGACTTTCAAATGAGTGAATACATTGAATTGATCAATCCACAAACCCGCATTTGCAAATTGCTCAAAAACGGTGAAGTTGTCGCAGAATACAAAATGGAACAGTGCGACAAATGTTCAATGCTTGCCAAGGTTGACGAATTTGGTTATCAACGCGGTCAAGCGGGCGAAAAACTATTGTGGTTTTGTGGTGGTTGTCGGTGAAAATGACACTTACCAGGCATGAAGAATTTACATGCCATGAAGCCGCGTTGGCATTAGCCAAAGAAAACAAAGACTATTGGGAATGGAAGGAAGGCAGTTACACGCCCGAAAAGTCATTTCACGATCAGATAGCGCAAGACGCTCATTCAATTGGCAGCGAATGGGTTGTCGCCAAATACCTGGGTTACGAATTCAACCCGTTTGAACAAAAAGGTAAAGTAAAAGCCGACGTGGGCAGTCACTTCGAAGTTCGTTGGACTAAGTACGTTGCAGGGCAGTTGATTATCCATGAGTATGACCGCCCAAACGACGTGGCAATCCTGGTGACGGGCGAATCACCACATTTCTTCATTGCAGGGTGGATTCCCATTGTCATGGCGCAAAAACCACGGTATCGACACAGTAAGCAACCTAATTGGTGGGTCACACAAATAAACCTTCAGCCGATCGAAAACTTACGGAGAAGCAACTATGGACAAAGTTCAATTTGAATGCCGACTATGCAAGAAGAAAACCAATCAAATCGTTGTCAAGATAACCGATCTACTGCCGCCAGGTGTGGAAACGATTCAATGCACAGTATGCAGTTGCATGACGGTTGCACAGATAGGGATTTCAAATGCCAACGTATGAATTTGAATGCGCGGTGTGCAAAATCCGTGTTGAAGTGGATAAGTCAATCCATGAGGAACGGGACGCACAATGCTGCGGGCAATCAATGAATCGCTGCTATTCAGCACCAGCAATTTCATTCAAGGGTGAAGGGTGGGGTCATCAATGATCGTGGTACTTATGGGCGCACCAGGGGCAGGGAAATCAACCTGGGTGTTCAAGAATAAGACAGGGTTTGAACACATCTACAACACTGAAGCGGTTCGGGTCAATCGTGAATTGGACATTGCAGCGTTCATGGGATTACAACGCCATAAAGCAATCAGGGCAGTGGAAGACGGGAAAGACCTTATCGCTGACGGTACACACACCATTCAAAACCACCGTAAAGTATGGCTGAATTTGGCTGAGCGTTTAAACATTGAAACCAAATTGGTTGTGTTTGATACACGTTTGGAAACATGCCTGGAAGTTCAAAAACAACGTGAATTTCCAGCACCACGCAAGGTTGTTGTC